CAAGCCGGTATCGCTAAACCGCGTCTGATTCAAATCTGTAACGCTGATCCGGCCGAGCAGGACAGAACGGTCTACGTGATCGATCTCTTTAAATCTCCTTGCACCTCAGAACTTAAGGAGTTCATTGAGTCACGGGAGATGCTCATTGGGCACAACCTCAACTTTGATCTCCAGTTCCTTCTTTACCTTGGCATCGACTTCAAAAACAAAATCTTCTGCACTTACATAGCTGAACGAATCCTGCGTGCTGGATTCAAAGAAGCCAAGATCTCACCGCAGGCGCAAAAGCAATACTTCGAGGACGTCAGCTGCAGCCTTAAAGCCTGTCTGGAGCGACGCTTTGAGATCGAAATAGATAAACAGCAGCAGGTTTCAGACTGGAGCAAAGAAGAACTTGACCCCGAACAGATCGAATATGCCGCTCGAGATGTAGACATCCTGCCACGTCTAGCGGCAGAGCAACTCTCTGAGATGCGCGAGGAGAATCTTTTACCCATTTACAGCATCGAATCCAAATGCATCCGACCAGTAGCACGGATGTGCTCCCGTGGTTTTGGCGTCGACAAAGCAAAACTCCTGGAGCTTGAACTCGAGATTCAGAAAAAGCTCGAAGTAAAAACAGCTGAGTTTATTAACTCCTTAGATGCTCGCTTACCCGATCAAGCAAAGCTTCCTCGAAACGATCAGGGCGAAATTGCCGTAGGTAAAAACGCCAAGAAAGAATTTAATCCTGGCTCAACGATGCAGGTAGCGAAGGCCTTCAGTCTTTGCGGCATCGAGCTTCCCGTCGATCAAAAGACAAACAAGACCACGCTGAACCAAATTGCATTGGCCGAGTTCGATAGTGATGATCCGACCCTGAACTTGTACAGGGAAAGGGTCAAGCTTGAAACCCGTGTCGAACACGTAGAAAAACTTCTCTTAAATATCAATCCTGTTACTGGAAGGATCCACTCTGGGTACAACCAAGTGGGCGCAAACTCCGGGCGCTTTACCAGCAGCGGAGCGCCGAAAGGATCCAAGAAAAAACCAAAGACACAGTTCGGAGTCAACATCCAGCAGGTCCCGAGAACCAAGGACTTCCGTGAGTGCTTTATCCCAGCACCAGGTTTCAAGCTAGTTATCTGCGACTGGGCTCAGATCGAACTGCGTCTTGGGGCAGAGCTGATCAACATCCCTCAAATGAAGCAAGCCTTTAGCGAGGGGATCGATCTCCACACTCTTACCGCGAGCTTGATCTACAACGTCGGAATCGAAGAGGTCACAAAAGATCAACGCCAAGACGGCAAGACGCTGAACTTCGCTCTGCTGTACGGAATGGGTTTCCGAAAGTACAAAACATACGCTGCGCAGTCCGGCAAGATCATCAGCCTCAGTGATGCCAAGGTTGCGCACATGGCTTTCCACAGGGCGTACCCGAGACTTCGTTCTTGGCACAGGGAACGCGCAGCCTTGGTCGATGACGGTTGGGCCTACACCCGGACAGCCCTTGGTCGACGTCGTCTGCTTAGCTACAACGATGCGTCAATGATGGTTAGTGCAAACACTTTGATTCAGGGCTCAGGCGCTGACATCCTGAAGATCGCAATCGCGGAACTCAATGACCACCTCTGCGATGACGTGCACCTCGTAGCTGCAGTGCATGACGAATTGGTGCTCGAAGTCCGTGAGGACAAGGCCGAGCACTACAAAGAAGTACTGGAAACCACCATGATCACTGCCGCAGAACACGTATTAAAGTCGGTGCCAGCCAGTGCAGACGCATCAGTAGGTAGCTCATGGGCAGCAAAATGACCACGAAATCCGTTTTTGATCTCTTCGAGCTGGAGATTCAAGAAGGTAAGGAGATCTTCACGGTCAAGAAAGGGCTGGTTTGGTACGGCGTTATCAACGCAGGTAATAAGCTTTATATGACTGAGTGCTCTTTTGACACTGCCTTGCAAGCTGCAAACAAAGCAAGAGCACTAAAGAAAGCCAACAACATCGAGGCGACAATTACGAAGGCGCCGACCATTAAGAAGGTAGAAGAGCCTAAACCCAAAACCTTTAAAAAACCAAAGATAACTAAGTCGAAACTTAAAATTGATGGATGTGCTACCGAACTGTACGGTGAGGAGGAAATGTCCTCTATCGCTGCTCAAACTGGGCTGACGTTCCGTGAGGTCTGGGTCATTAAAGACCGTAAAACCGGGAACTACCTACATAAAAGTCTGACCGGTAAATCGGTGGCGGAGTACTGCGACCAAAAAGAATTCGCCGAGCTTTACCCAAGCTTTGAAGAAGCGATGAATATGGTCAAAACTCTCAACGGGGTAGTGGGTCCAGGCCACGAGCTGCGTCGCTACTGGATGCGAAATAAGAAGTAGATTTAGTAAGCGGTACAGGTATGAACTGTGGGTGACGACGGAGGCTTAGGGCCTTTTATTGGTTTTGCGAACCTGGTCGGGGGCGGTCTAGGCCTCGTGGGAAAAGGCCTCCAACAGTTAACAAAGGTGCCCAGGATGGCAGGTGAGGCTTATAGCCGTTTGCCTCCTCCTGCTCAAAGAGCTGTCAGGATGAGTCTGGAGTACGGGTTTCCTGTAACTGATTTCGTCACTCGAGTAAAGCAAGGCGAAGATCCCGTAGAGGCGGCCACAGACATTACTGCGGCAGAAATCGGCGGTCGGCTGGTTCGGTCCCGGTTCAAAAATCCTTATGCATTTGCTGCCGGAGATATCGTTGGAAACGTCTTGGGAGGCGCAACCACACAAGTCGCACGCGAACTTGCAAAACAAGCTGGCGAAGGGTCACAAGATTGAGTTCAAACCCCTCGTCTAACCATTACCAGCTGGTTCTCCGGAAGGGGAAGCAAAAGCTGTCGCTTCCGATTTCAGCGAACGACACCAGCCACGCGCAAGCACAAGCTGAAGATATCTGCCGAGCCCTCGAGGGGGATCAATTCGAGCTCAACTATTGGGAGTGCAAGGACACTCCGCTATCAATACTTTTTAAAAAGCTGGCAGCCAACGACTTCACGCATCCGGACTGCTTTTTATGGAATGGTTCGTTCTGTAACAACGTTCCTTGCGTGTATGTGTTCCGCAAACGACTATATGTTCGTAATGTCATTCTGAAGTACTTAGACATACCCAAAGACGACGCGATTGCTAGGCCTTCGTGTTCATGCAAAGCATGTATTAACCCTTATCACACTGACTACTCATCCAAATCTAAAAAGAACCAGAAGCTCAGTGCTGGAGACGATCAGTTGCTCTTAGCCTTTCTGGGCCAAGGGATCTCGGTTACCCAGATCGCCAAGGCGCTTAAAGTTCACCGTTCAACGATCTACCGAAAGCTCAAAGATGAACGTTTTTGTTCTAGGTCTCAGAGTCACTGCTGAGTCTCAAGTCACTGACGACGCAATCAACGTCCTCGCTGAGGCGCTTCCCTCTAATGACAAGCGCGTCGCAAGCAAAGTCCAAGTCCTCCAAAAGAAAGATCATTACGTCGGCAAGCTCATGGCCGACCTCAAAAAAGATCAGACCTTTTTGGCAATTGGTCCCACGCGGGCAACTCCCGACGGCGTGCTGCAAATGCAAGCAATGCTGATCGTCACCGAAGAGAACTTCCAGGATCTCCTGGCGGTCAACTTCTTTGTTGCTGCGGGTGGTCTCGGTCCCAAGTCAGACCAGGTTGAGCTGACCGATACCACGGTCACGAATCGCTCTCTGGCTTGGCAAGACGAAGGCCAAGAAACCCAGTGGTTCAAACTGACCGCTTGGGGAGACCTTTCGAAGCAGCTTTCCGAGCTGTCTCCTGGTACGCCGACCGTCGCCGTTGGTCGAGTCTCGACCTCAGAGAAGGACGAAAAGTCCTACCTAAACTACACCTTGGACAAGGTTCTCTACCTTCCCAAAACCCAACGCTCGACTCCTAAGAAGGCTGCCGATCCCGACAAGGGAAAGGTGTCCGCTGCCGCTATCGGTTCAATCGACTTCTCTCTTTGATTCCTGCTTCCTGACTCATCATGGTTTTTATCGCTGGCCAATTTGAAGAGGACGAAATCCTCTGCAACTGCCCTCCCCACACTCTGCGCATCGACCTTCAGCAACGCCGCTGGAAGTCTGATGTCGACTCTGAATCCGCAATCGTCGACGCTAATGGCAACGGCATTCCTCTTAACTTTGTTCTCCTTGGTTTCACTCCTTTCTACGGAAACCTCGGTATGCGTCATGGAGAGGAATTCATCCGTATTGCTTACATCGGCGTCTCACCCAACCACAGGCTCCTCCCGCCTCGCTGCGTCACTTCGACGATAATCAGTGGTAAGACCTCTCAGAAGGGGTTCATCAGCTACTTCCAGACGCTGTACAACAACAGAATCAACTGTGCTTCTGTCATCACTACCACTAAGTTCGTTACCAAGTCCTTCAATGAGCGGGATCCGGTCACTGGCGCGGACGGCGCAAAGATCAATTACAACGCGGTTGAGTTCAGCGATCGACCAGCTGAATCAGACGAAGAGAAGAAACTCATTGCGGACATCAATGAGTGGCTTCAGTCCAGCGGAGCGTCGTCGGTGGCCAACGCTCTTCGCTCGAGCATCCCAGGATCCAACCTTGTGGAACTACCCCTTGGAGAGGACCACGCTCAGATCAAGGCGGCCTTCGAGGCAAACAATGCCCTCCCTGCGCCGAGCCTTGCAGCGCTTCCTGCGGATGCCAATCCGCTGAACGCCAAAGTCGAAGTGGTGGAGACTACCGCTCCTCCCGCTGCCGACAGCAAAAAGAAGAAAGCTGTAGAGCTAACGCCAGAGCAAGCCAAGAAACTTGGGATAGACTTCTGACGTGGAATGTCTCAGGGGCCGTCACCGTTGCGGCCCCTTTTTTTATGCGGAAAAATACTCGCGTCAAAAGAATCAAGCACAAAGGCTTCTGGATCAGCGTCTGGGTCTACCGCTTCATCCCCACGCGCTCTGACTACTGGGAAGGAGCGGTGTGCATCACCAAGTCCAAGCGTGCATCATGCGACTGGATCGAGAACCGTAAGAACAAGCGGTCTCGTAAGACCAATGTTCCGCACACAGGCGCACCATCTACAACAGTCTATAAAGCAATGTCTTTGTTTAAAAGCTTGATCCTTGAGCTCCCTGAAAACGCTGTTATCTTTGCAAGACCACAGTCGACCAGCGTCGAGGTGATCTCCCGGTACATCGAACGTATTGGGTTTATTCGCTCGCCTCTGGGTGCTGAGCCGTGCTGGGTTCTAACAACTCGTTCAAAGGAGGAAGCTCTACGCCAGCCGATGCACAATGCTTCAAAAGCTGCGTGAACAGTCTTCCCCTGAGCTGATACTGCTTATGGATTATGTCGAAGACTTCGAGCAGTTCAGCCTTGTCGAGTTTTGCGGCGCTGCCCATAACACGAGCATGCGCAAACTCATTCTCCATCGTGAACCAAGCGATCTCCATAGCGAGCACGCAGGTTATCCGTACACTTTAGCCTTACCAACGCTTTCAATTCTTTAACAAAACAATGGCTTCCTTCTACCAAACACCGCAGGGCGTCGGCCACGCGCTCAGCAAAAGGGTCCTTCTCGATGGCAAGGTCTTCATCCCCTACGACATAGATGGTCGGCTCGAAGCTGAGCTCAAGAACCAAAACGTTTCCGTGGTCAGCAATAGCGATCCCGACAATCTGCTTGACCCAACCTGGTGGTTGAAGCAACGAGGTCAGGGTTATGACTACATCGTTCAGACAACCGTTGGACTCAAGGAACACACAGAGTACATCCTGAAATATGGGATGGATATCGCCAAGCAAGGCATATGCCTGCTCGAGCGCTTGACCTTCCTGGAGCCCGTCGCAAAAAGACGTGACTTCCTGCTCGCTTACAAAATGAGCAACTTGATCATCTTCAGCCCTCGACCAAATTTCCGACAGCTTGGCAGCCAGAAAGATTCAGTCACTTCAGCTTGGTTTGTCTTTAGGCATCAGGATCAGTGGCAAGATAGTGTGAGCCTCGAGTACGCACTAGATTGGAGCGATCTTATTGACCTGGATGCGGTAGCTCATGGGAGCCAAGTTCGATCAGATTCTCAAGCTGCAACGACAGCAGATTGAATTGACCACGGAGCTGATCAAGCGAATCGAAAAGCTCATCGCCGTCAATCTCTCCACTCAACTGCTCACCGAGTGCATCGCTCCTGATGGCAAAGTCCGAGATGCTGACTCTGTTGCTGAACTTGTGACGGAGTCTTTCTGTGGTGCTCTGTGCATTAGCAACGAGCTCAACTCACATCAGAAGGGCTTTGACTACCAGGTCTCTGAGTTCTTTATTGAATCTGAAGAAGAGGAAGAGGTCCTCGAAGAACCTGATGACGATGATACGATTGAGCCAAATCAATCCAGCATGAACAAGTTCTGATGCCCAGTGAGCGCAAGTTCAAAGGAGTCAACTTTGTAAGCAGACTCAGCCGCTACCGTGCGGTGATCTACGCAAACAACAAACAAATCCACATCGGATACTTCACTGGCTCGGTAGCTGCAGCTAAGGCTTACGACAAAGCTGCTATCGCTCTCGGCAGATCAGTGTCCTCCCTCAACTTCCCGCCTGAAGAGTGAACGTTATCTCTCGACGTCAGGCCGAGTGGCTTGCCGCTAATGCCACTAAAAACTGGTACTACGATCCCGACGCACCTACTTGCCTTCGATGGAAGGCTCGTCGTCCCAAAGGAAAGCGCCGACCTAACTCACCAGCCGGATCGAAGATCTACAAACGTTTCAAGGTTCGTTGTGAGGACGAACTTTGGGAATGTCATCACATTGTGTGGGTGCTTCACAACGGATTGATCCCTGCCGGCTACGACATTCTCCACGTCGACGGAAATGGCTTCAATAACAAGCTCAACAACCTGCGGCTTGTCACTGAAGGGGAGTTGAATCGTGGGCGTAGCTACGGGAACCAGAAATTCATCGGAGTCTGTCAGGTCAAAGACACCAACAAATACCGTGCAACTATCAGAACTAAGAATTCATACGTGCACATCGGATATTACAAAAATCCCATAGAAGCTGCACGAGCATGGGATCAAGTCGCACACAAGCTCGGTCGAACTAAATTGAACTTCCCCGAGTGGATTTCTGACGCTGCTTGAAGTACAGCTCGTTGATTTTATTTTTTTGCATTGATTGAACTAGACTTCCAATAATTGCGACACATAAGTGTCAGACACTCGAGTAACGATTAACGGCTACAGGCACTACAACGTACTAGGTGTAGACCGTCCATTAGCTTCAGTAACCTCGATCCTCTCGGCCACGCAGTCTGAAGACAGTCGTCGAAAGCTCGCAGCCTGGAATGCGATGAACCCAGGCATGCTCGAGAAGGCTGCAGAACGAGGGACTTGGATCCACAACGGCGTGGAAAACTACGTCCGTGGGATCGATGTAAATCCACCCAAGCAATTCCAGCCTTACTGGGATGGGATGCCAGAGAAGCTCGATGAGCTTTTTGAGGGTGGTCGGATCCTGTGGTCCGAAAAACCAATGAACAAACCAGAATGGAACAAGTACGTAGGAGAGGACGGCGTTGGCAGAATTCACTACTACGACCAGGTCACAGACCACGGTTGGGCAGGTTGTTGCGACGTCATCTACGAGGACGCAAACGGCGAAATTATCCTCGGCGACTTCAAAACTTCCTTAGGTCCTTACTCCGCTCGCTTCCCAAGTTCAAAAGCCGACATCGATGACAAGCTCCGCAAAGCTCTGATCGGCGGGGTTTACAAGACGAAAAAGACAAGGCTGCAACTTGCCGCCTACAAACTGGCCGCCGAACGGTGCTTCGGGATTAAAATTTCGAAGACGCAGATCATTGTGTCCACGCCGGTTCCGGAGTTTTCGGTTCAGGTTTTCACCTTCAGCGGCAAGGACATCGAGAAGGACGAAGCCGCTTGGCTTGAAGTTGTAAGAAAGTTCTACAGTGACGTAGTCGCCACTTAATACTCTCTTCCGTTCCGATCTCGGAAATCCATGCCAAACTAAGAACCGCTCCTGAGCGCCATGCGTTTCACCTGTTCGATCAACCGTGAAGTTCGTGCCGCTCTAGGCCCTTCTGGGAAGATCCCGGCTGGTGGGAAGTTTGGTGCGTTTAATGACAACTGGATTGCCTCCAGCCTGTCATCCTCAGAGCTTGCCGACGAGGTTATGCGTGCGCACGGTATCTGTGCGTGGCATCTCGTAAACGGTCAGCGTAAGAGTAACTCAACAGGTGCAATTAAAGCTGGCCTTGTCATCATTGACATCGACAATCAAGCCGATGGAAAGGATGCAGAAGGCAACAAAATTCAAGACCAACAACTAACACCAGAACAAGCTCTTGAACTACCTATTTGTCAAAAGTATCTTTCTCTCGCTTATTTCTCTCCTAGTACTGCTGACGGTTGGCCACGCTTTCGCCTTGTTTTTGGCCTTGAGAGCGAGATTCTTGACCCGGACTTCTACCAGTGGTTTGTTCGTACGATCTCAGAATCCATCCCAGGCTCCGATCGCCGCGCAACCCAAGCCGTAAATCTCTTTTACGGAGCGCATCCAGAGCACGATCCAAAAGTTTTTTACTACTCCGATAAAGCAATCCCACAGAGCAAAGTCACTGAGGCGTACCAAGCCTATGTAGCTTTGCCAAAAGAGGCTCGAGCCGAGGACGACCCGGCATCTTGCTTAACAGCAGAAACGGCGAGCGATGGGATCGACATCACCGATCTGGTCAGCACCAAAGTCCGCGACATGCTCGATGGGTTCGAGGTCGAGGACCGCTCTGCCTCCATGGCGGTTGCCTTTAAAGAGCTGATCGGCTGGTCGAACTGGCTCCGGGAAAAGGATCTTAAGTGTCAGGTGAGCCCTGAGCAACTGGCTGAGCTGTGTTTTGAAAACATCTATCAGTACGCACCAGCGCTTGACGGCAAGTACAAGCGCATACTAAATTCGATCTACGACCCAGCCACGCTGCTTCCTTCGGTAGCACTGGCCTCTGATGACGGTGACCTTGCCGTCTGGCGAAAAGTCAAACGAGTCAGCCGCGAGACTTTTCTCGCGTCCGCGCCTGAATCAGTTCAGGCCCAGCTGAAACCTCAAGAGAAAGCTAGGAACTCGATCCTTACTTTCGACTTTGAGCCATCCACATCAACAACAACATCAACACCAAAACCCAAGGAGCAGCCCATGGCCTCCAACTCTGCAACCCCGCAGACCCCTGCGCAACTCGTCAGCTTGCAAGGAAAAAAGAAGCAGTTCTCGGAAAACGACGTCGCTGACGTAATCGTTTCCAACAACAAGGACACGTTCCTTTTCGACTCGAGCCTCGACGAGTTCTTTTGCTACGACGAGGATGAGGGCGTCTGGTATCTGCAGGACTCGATCCATATCAAGCGCCGCATCATCAAGGCTCTTGACGTCTTTGTGACGTCTGGCGTGATTCCGAAATACAGTTCCGCCACGGTCAACTCGGTTTATCAGCTCCTTCAGGGAAAACTTCTACGTTCTAGCCGGGGCGGTCGAAACTCTATTTGGTCTGCCAACCGTGGTCTTGTTCCCTTCAAAAACGGT